TGATATTCCATTAAGTATTTTTTTAATGAATATAGAATCTCTTTCATCACCGAAGGGTGTAAAGTTTTTAGAAAAATATCTCAGTGTACAAGATAAAAAGAAAACAATGATGATTGTTGATGAAAGTACAACCATCAAAACACACAATGCCAAACGTACAAAAAACTTAATTAAGTTAACAAAAGATTTAAGCTATAAAAGAATTTTAACAGGTACACCTATTACCAAATCACCACTAGATATCTATACACAGTTTGCTTTTCTTGACCCTAAGATACTAGGTCAAACTAATTACTATGCTTTCCGTGCTCGTTACGCAAAGATTATTAACAGACCCACATCAGGTGGTCGTCACTTTCCGATGATAACAGGCTATCAACGTTTAGATGAATTAGAAAAAAAGATTTATACTCATGCTTTCCGTGTCAAGAAAGAAGAATGCACGGACCTGCCTGAGAAAATATATATGAAAAGGTTCATACCTATGAGTGAGAAACAACTTGTAGCTTATGAATCATTGAGAAGAAACGCAATGTTTATTTTCAATGACAAAACAACGACATCTGTGAACCGGCTCTCACAGATTGTTAAGTTGCACCAGGTATGTTGTGGATTCACTATTAATGACAATGGTGAAATCCATGACGTGCCTAACAAACGATATGATGAACTATTAAACGTCCTGGAGGAAGTCGATGGCAAAGTAATTATCTGGGCAAACTATAGACATAATATTGAAACGATAACTCAAAAACTAAAGGAGAAATATGGTGATACTTCGACTGCAGCTTTTTATGGTGATACAGAAAATCAAGTACGCTTGGATCTTGTCCAGAATTTTCAGGACAAAGGACATGATCTCACGTACCTTGTTGCGAACCCTAAGACTGGTGGATATGGAATCACTCTTACTGCCTCTCACACTGTTGTGTACTTTTCAAACAATTATGATCTTGAAATAAGATTACAAAGCGAGGATCGTGCTCACAGAATTGGTCAGAAGAATAAAGTTACCTATGTTGACTTTGTTTGTCAGGGAACGGTTGATGAAAAGATATTAACTGCCTTGAAGAACAAGGTCGACATAGCCAGTCAAGTGATGGGTGATGAACTAAAAAGTTGGATTAGTTAGGGCTTACGTTATAGCCTAAACCTTTAGTAGCTGCTCCGCCACCTCTAGCTTTTCCTCTAACAATTTTATACTTACCATTAGAATCAGGTGTGCTTTGTTGTGGTTGTGCTACGACTTGCTCTTTTTTATTTTCTTCGGTTTTTTTCATTATTACCTCTTTTTCTTTGGTTTCTTTTTGATGATACCTTTAGCCATCAGTATGTCTTTCTTAGTGACTTTACCATCTCCACTAAGATCTGGAAACTTTTTCTTTTTCTTTACAGAACCACCTTTTGCTTTTTTAAGCATTTCAGGATGTTTTAACCTTTTCATAGCATTTGCAGTTACTTCTGCAGGTGTAATTATCTTTTCTTTAGTTAAATCAATGACTTTTATATCTTTAAATAAATCTTTTGTCATATCCGTATCCTACTTCTTTTTCTTCATTTTACCACCTCTTTTTGCCAATTTTGGCTTAGATGATATTAATTGTTTTAGCATACTACCTGAAGAACTACGCATTCCAGCTAATGATTTATCTGCAACGTTTGCTCCTGGTTTTCTTAATTTTTTACCTGCTAAATATTTCTGATCTTTCATGAATTTAGCCATCATTTTCTTAATTTGAGCAGGTGTTAACTTTTGTTTTGTTCCGTTAGACATTGGTCGCCTCCACTATTGCCGCAAGACTCTCACATCTTTTGGTTGTTTGTTCATGCCACCTCGAGTCTTTCATCTCAGTAGCGGCATCTTTCCAGCGTTTTTCACGCATAGCTTTCCACATGTTTTTGAACTTACGAACACCATTGGTGCCTAATTGAAATACCATTTCTAGTATAACTTCGGATACATTGTCTGGTAAATCGTGTCCAACACACTCATCTATCAATAGATCAGCCCCCGCAGCAGCTCTATTCAAGTCTATATCAAATAGTTCTTCGACTTCTTCCATGGATATTTCTACTCCCTCGGAGTATCGTGTCCGTTCGTGAGGCTGAATAAGGTGGCCTATGCCGATCGTGGCTTTGCCTAAACTGTCTAAATACATTTGGGTGCGTACCCCTTCGTGCAAACGCACTCGTGCTTTCAAGTCATCTGTTAAATCTATCATGATCCTATTCCCCAATGCTCTTGATGTTCATCGGGTTCTCCCTTCTTAAATATCTTCCTAATATATTGTAATATCTTACTCATGTCTATATTGTTTCTTTATAATTTTTATTCATCAATCCTATTAAACCCGTAGTATCCATTTGTGCATTCATAATCATTTCTAATTGAGGATCCATTACTTCTCCGCCGTAATTATATCGAGGTATAGGCATTGTATTTGTAAAATTTCCTATGCCTTCACCAACGGTATCTCCAGAATATGTAGTAGCTTCTACTGTTTTAGCAACTGGTACTACTGGTACGTTTGGCGGACCACCAAAAGCAAGATTAATAGGAGGTGGTTCAGCTAATTGAACTTCAGGAGGAGCCACACTACCACCATAATTAAAACTTAATGGTTTTGGTTGACCTGTGTTTATCATTGCATTGGAAGGCTTAGCATTCTCAAGCTTTTGAATAGGAACAACAGCAGTATCTAATAACGAATTATTCATTATAAAGAACCTAATCCTTTCGATAACATTTGTTGATTAATAGCATCATCAATTGTACCTGTCGCTAATTCTTGTTGAACAGCTCTAGGTAATTGACTTGGGTTAGGTGTAAAAGTTGGCATGTCTACAGGAGATGATACAGGTATCGCAGGATTATTCAAAACTTGATTCAAATAATTTTGTATTAAAGTTTGATTTTCATCCAACCTACCTGATTGTTCCATTTTATATTGTTCTTCTCTAGCAGGCATAAACTCTTGATCTGTTTGTGGTGTCTTCATTAAATTAAATACTGCACTGTCAATCTCTTGGATTCTATCTAACATTTCTGCATCTTCATTATCTTTTGGCATACTTGTTCCATTTGCCCAATTCATCAATGTCGTCATGTTAGAAGCACTAACAACGTTAGTATCTATTACTTCTGTCATTGCTTTTAAGGCTTTAGGATCTGTTAGAAGCTCAGAGCCATATCTCATAATCAATGGAATCATTACGTTAGTCAGTGTAATACCCACTCCCGCTCCTGTTTTAGCGGCTTGTTTACCTGCATTAAGCAGTAATAAACCTCTAAAACCAGTCAAGGTTAATCGTCTTTGTAAGAAGGTTGAAGCGTCAGGTACTACAAAGCTACCTGCACTCTCGGCTGCAGTTAAGAATTTTCTAATGTCATCGACCTTGGTCCCTGTTCCGTCAAGCACGGTTTTAAGTATTTCAATACCGTCTGGATTATCAAGACCTAATGACTTTTCAAATTCTTTTACTCCGAATACAACATCTTTATATTGCATCATATTTTGTCCGACTTTTTCTAATCCTTTTTGTCTTATGGCCTCTGGTGAAATATTGGCTTCGTCTAAGAAGTCTGTGTAGTTTTTACCTGCAGGAAGACCTTGTATAGATTTATAAAAAGCATCATCAATAAGCTTTCTCATAATCCTTTTCTTAGATGATTGTGGTCCAGCGGATACAACAGGTATTGTCTTTTGTACATATTGTTCAAAAGTTTTACTGTCAGGATCCATGTCTTTTAAATAAACTTGAACGTTCTCTAACACACCATCTCTATTACCTGCTTTTGCATAAGCTTTTAATTCCCATTCAGAGGGCTGTGCAAGATTAATTAAATGAGTCATTGCCTCTTTACTATTTTTTGCTCTTTCTAAAATTACTTTGAAAGCTTCATCAGTATATAGCATGCCACTAACATCGGCTCCTGGTGAAAAGAAAGAAGGCTTTGCCATTTTAATACTACTTGGTACTCCGCCTTCAAAACGTGACATAGAGTTAGAAAAGAAATCAACCGCAGTTGCATATTTCTTTTGTGCAGTTTCAAAAACTGCAGAATCAATAGCGTTATCTATGTTTTTTAAATTCATATAATCTTTTTCTAATACTAAGGCTAATTTATTTAAAGCACTGGCCTCTCTGATAGGAACTTTACCACCTTTGAATGTTCCTTCAAAGTTAGCTGTAAAATCACTAAAGACTCTCTTTAATTCTATAGCTTGTTCCATTGTAATTTGATCAGGAAGATTTTGTAAGTCTTGATAAAAATTACCAAAAGCTTTTTGTGCGGAGTCACCAGGAAATCTTAATTGACCTGCTGAACCTTCTGGTACATTACCTTGAAATCTTTCAGATACATCACCCGCTCTACCTTTAAAAGCTGTAATATCAATAATCTTTTTGCCTCTTAACTTGTCAGCATATTTATAGAAATCATCAAACAAGATACCTTGTGCGGCTCTTACTGATTTATAATTGTTTTTAAATATATTTGTTATGTCTCCAGCTAGATTAAATACTGTTTGTGTTGGAGCTAGACCATTAGACATTGTTTTTAAATATTGTCTAATAGACTCATCTATTGATTGTTGTTGTGTTTTAAAGGGTTTACCTACCCATGGAAATACACCAATAACTTTTGGATAGTTTTTCCATAGTCCGTAGTTCGTAGCTTGAATAATACTGTAAGGTATGCCGTAGGTGTCGGATAATTCTTTTGCTTTTTTGTATGATTCTGATTTTGGTTTAATACCAAAAGTAGCTCTTCCTATTTTACCTTTAAAAGCATTAAAGATAGGAGCGGCAACCATAGACCCTCCTGTAAAGGCTAAGTTTAAATAAGCATCATGTAAACCTTGATCAATTTTTTCTTCCACATCTCTAGGTTCTAGTCCATTGGCATATCTTAAAAAATCATTTACTAAATCATAAGTTTGACCTCCAGCCATAGTTCCTAAATATTCACCTGCAAGATAAGTTGAAGGATTTCTTGCTACACCTCTGGTTAAAAAGTCAACACCACCTGCAGCGATTAATCCTGTAAAACCCCCGACCATTTCAGCCGAAGGCTTTGATACAATGTCCTTGGGCAGTGGTGTTATATCAGTGCCTGGTACTCGTATATACTTTTCAGTAAAATTATTTGAAATATAGTTAAGAGGATCGTTTGAAAACTTTACTCTATTATTAACATCAGCAATCTTTTCAGCCATTAAATTATTATATTCTGGAGATCCTGGAGGAAACTGTGAAGGTATATCAGCTAAAACATTTGTTTGTGAAGATGCTGATTGTGCTTCTTTCATTTGTGCCAAAGCACTTCTTGTTTGATCTAAACTATAATCAAGTGGAATACGAAAAGTATTTTTAATTGTAGTAATATCATTTTCTGTAGGAGCTCCCGGATTTTCTAACTCCAAAGTTTTACCTAATAAATTTACTTCAGGCATTAGCCACCTCCTATTACACTTATATCAAATTCAGGCGCATCAGGGTTTGTATAAATAGTGCCCTGATCTTCCATACTATTATCATTACTGTTTGGTGAAGTAGTTATTGTTGGCTCCTGACCTTCTAAAATAATAGGTCCATATCTGTTCTCATAATCTTGTTTTAAAGCAGAGTTGTTATCTAAAATACTGGTGCCATCCAAGAATGTTTTTGCTACAGTATTTTGTGCAGCTTGATTTAGAATACCTTGAATTTCACGTACCTTTGTTTCAACACCTGCTGCTGATTGGAAAGCACTTGTAATAGTTAACATTTGTCTTGCAGTTTCTACGTCATTTACGTTCAATCGACCTGATGATTTTAAAGAACGAGCGATAGCATATACAAGATAGTTTTCTCTCACTTTGTTTTTTGCATAAACCGAGTTGTACCCTAGACGTGTGTAGAATCCCATGTCAAACATATCTCTTAATGATGTTTGTTCTGTTGTAGACTTCCCACCCAACATACCTTGAGTAACAGCACCAACCACACCCTTACTAGGTATTTCATAAGTAACAGGCATAGATGAATCAAAATCAGGAACTATCTCAGGATTTATTTCTGTTCCTTGATTTAACAATCTAAAGTTAGCTATGTCTTTTTGATAATTTGTTTCACCTAAATTCTCAAGTGTTGTTCCTAAAGAAGAAGCTTTTTGGCTTGTTCCAAATAATGTATTCATCACATCAGCACTAATAAATTTAATTTCTTGAGCAGTTCCTTTTAAGAAACCTGCTGTACCAACTGTTGGTCCTTGTCCTGCCGCAATTGATGCTGCATTCTCATCTAAAATTTCTTGCATCTCATCAACAGCTTGTGTTAAGACAAAATAATCACCACCAATTTCAGAAATATTCTTTGCGCCTAAACCAGATTGCATTGCTTTCATTTCTGTTCCTGGAGCATCGCCTGTATATAAACCTCGTACATCCCACTCACTTGGAATATTTTGATCGTAGACCATGACTTGTGAACCATCTGCTAAATCCATCATTCTACCCATTTGATACATAGGAGATCCATCCACAGGATTGGGTTTTAATTGTACAGGTATGGACTGAATTGTCTTTCCACCATCTGTTGTATAAAGAAGATTAGGAAAAGCCTTTTCAGGATTACGTAACATTGTCAAAGAATGATTGTATAAATTGTTTGCTTGATCAATATCCATTTGTTGACTCTTCAAAGTAGAATCCAGTTGCATTTGAAGAATTTTTTCGTCTTTTGTTAAATCACTTTTTTGTATGTTATTTAGTCTGTCTATTTCTTGTTGAATAAATTTACTTTGAGTATTTGTATTAAAATTTAACATTGTTTGAAGAGCGTCTTCTGTGTAACCCATACCCTTCAATGTTAACTCAGCCTCTTTACCTAGCATAATTTGATTCATTTCATTAGCTTGTTTGATAGCCATTTCATTGACCAACATCTTTTGTTTTAATTGTTGTGCTTTTTCAGCTTGTTCACGGTTCATGTAAGCACCACCTGATTGCAATAATACATCCATGACAGCACCTGCTCCTCTATAATCACTTTTCTTTGTCAAAATATCATACAGTAAACGAAATGCTTTTTCTGTGCTTTTGGTCTTTGGTATAGCACCTAACTCTCTTCGAAACTGTGATTTAAAATCATCAGCAGTATATCTCTTACCAAAACCCATAGCCTCTTTGGCATCATCAATGTTTTGTTGTTTTAATTCTATTGTAGGTAAGTAAGTGCCTGCATAATAATCAGACATAATATTGACTTGTCTTTGAGCATCTAAACTAAATTGATCACCAGGGTTAACTTGTTGAGTTTGTTCTGGCTCTGGTTGTGATGAGGGATCACTAATAGTAACACTAGCAGAGTTACCTGTTGGTGTGCTTAATGTAAGGTTCTCAAGTCCTGGAGAAAATTGAGAAAGTATGTCGAAAGATGTTTCATTTGCCATTTTATCCGAACAAAGCCATCAATGGATTTATTCCTCCCTGCTGCTGTGTTGGATAAAACTGCTGTGGAGATGGGAAACCTGCAACAATTCCTGATTGTAAATTGAAAGCATCAAATGGTAATTTATATTGAGCGGCAGCTTGTGCAAAGTCAGCATCTTTTTGAGATTGATCTAAGGCGTATTGAGCGGTGCCTGCTTTACCTAAAGTATCCATAAAGTCTTGTTGAGCACTTGGGCCCGCTAATCCAAATTGACCAAAGGCAGTTCCTACTCCTCGTTGAGCATCTGCAGCGCCTAAACCTATTTTTGAAGCATCTAATGTTCTACCCATTTGATTTCCAAAAGCGTTCATAGCTCTATCTTGTGCTTGACCAAATCCAGATGACATTAGTCCAGCAATACCTCTACCTAAAGTATCTTGAAAGCCTCGTTGTGCTTCTGCTTCAACGACACCTGAACGATCACCAAAGGCAGCTCCAGCACCTTGTGCTTGGGCATCCCTTTGTTGTTTAGAAATATTAAACTGTCTAGTCATTTCTTTGGTGTATTCATCAACAACTTCTTTTTGATAAGGGTCCATAAAAGCTTGATAGCTTTGAGGATCGTAAGCGCCTGTAGCAGCGTTAGCTGTAGTAGCAGCATTTCCTGCTGTACTCATTGCGGTTGTTAATGCACCAACACCTTGTTGAAAGTATTCTGGCATTTTCATAGCCGCAGCTTGATCAAAATATTGTTGTTGTAATTGATTTGCTCCTAAGACTTCTTTTCTTGGAGGGGTAGTAGTTTTTTGACCAGTTACATAAGGTCTTAATATATCAGATGTAAACTTTTGACCAGCAGTGCCTACATTGCCGTAAAGTTGCATCATCATTTCATCATATGTTGCCATTATGTATAACTTACTCCCATTTGATCACCTAAATCTTTAATACCACCACGCATAGCATATAGAACATCATGTCCTGTGTCTACATCTCCGCCATACATTTTACCGATGGTTTCAACTTCTTGTTTTGTTACTACGTGTTCATCATTTGATAACATTGCAGGGTATACTATCTGACTGACCATCTCCTGGTCCTTTGATATCACCTGTCATTCTTGGAAAGTTTACTTCATTACCTTGAGCAAAAGCTTGTACACCGCCGCCTTGTGCCATGTAAGGATTAGCTGACATATCGTAAGTAGGTCGTTTGTCTTGAGCATCTTTCATAGCTTTATATTGTAAATAAGTTCCAAGACCTGCTGCTAAATAAGGACTATATTTTTCAAAACTTGATTCCATGTTGTCGTATTTATTACGAAAATCTTCACTAATGCTCGAAAGTAATTCAGTTGTTACTTTAGGATCATCAATTGATAAACCTGTTCGTTCAGTAAAAAAATCTACAAATTCTGGAGCTTCAGGTTTTTTAAAAAAACCTGTAATGCTATCACGAACTCCTGTGCCAACACCTTCAGGAAGTATACCACCTTCTCCAAGTGCAGAAGCCATTAAACCTGATGCTATAGCCTGTTGAGGATTGCCACCCAATAAAGCAGAAATACCTGCTGAGGTAAGACCTCTAGCCATTCCTGAATCTTCCAATAAATTCATTACACCACTAAGTCCAGGTATTTTATTTAGACCTGGAACTGCAGCACCAAGAATAGCTCCACCGACAGGGCTTTTCAGTACATCTTTTGCAGCTTTAAAAATATCTTTAAGCATTTTTATTCTTTCTTATTTGATGCACCCAAACTTGCCAATCGTGGTGCAAAAATTGTAACATCTCTCTTAATATCAGCATCGGTAGTATCGGTATCAGGATTATCAATGTCAGCAGAACAATCATCCTCTGACTCATAAGTTGCATTTGTTCGTGTATTCGTAATGACAGTTTCTGTCTTACAGCTATATACGGGAACTTGTGCACCATTGATCTCCTTGTGTCCTAAAAGTTTTGGTTCTTCTACTATTTTATGCATCTCTAACCTTTATTTGTACTATTGTTGGTCCTTCATTTCAAGCACAGAAACCTTAATAACAAGGTCATTTGCAGCACTTGATGTTACCTTTAAACTGTCACCACCTTCGAAAACAAAGGTGCCATTGATAATTTTTGTACCCTGATGTTGTACGGCTACATTATTTATCTCAAAATCAGTGCTTCCATTATTATAAGTCAACACTGCATTAAGTGTTCCAGATCCTGAATCATTATGTAAAACAATAGTTTTGACCATAAAAGTAGTCACAGGAACGGGTGGTGTTGCTGCCACATCAGCGACAGGCACTGTAAATAATGTATTTGCTCCTGTATTTGCAGGACTCAAAGCAAAGGTTCTAAAACGATCAGGCATCGGTTGTACCTCCTGTAGCAAAGAATGTAGTTCTTCGGTTTACTTCGTCTTTATTATCTTGTTGATAGGATGAATTTAATTGTAGAACAATCTGTTCTAGTTGTCGTACCATTTCAGCAAAAGCTCTAGGATCGTAATCTTGTGGTGGATCAGGAAATCGGGTTTGAGGTATCTTAGCCATTACCGTTGTCCATCTGGAAATACATCCATTGTAAATGTTCCCATTTTAAAATTACCTGCTGCCGTATTACTTTCAATTTTAAAGTTAGCTTGTCTACCACGACCACGAATATCTTTTTTTGTATCTGTTGTTGCAACAGTTGATACTGTTTGACTAACAACATTACCATAAGGATAGTTTTTAAAACTCCACGTCACTGTTAAATTACCTGATTGATCTCTAAAGTCAGGAATAAATCTTGCAATACGCATCAATTGTTCTCCTCCTTCATCAATATTAAAATCACCTGATTGTATAAATGCTGGCATAGCTTCACCATCTGCATCTGTACCAAACTCTTGTTCATAGTAACTTGAAGCTCCGTTAGATAAACCAATCACGGTAGGAGTTGTATTAGCTGTAGTGTTAGCTTCATATTCTGTTGCCAAAGGAAACTGAAAGACACCACGGTCAACCCATGATGTTCTGTTAAGTGTGCCTACGGACCAAGTTTGTTCCAAGTAATTATAAACAACACAACGATTAACTTGTGGTTGTGCAATGTTATCAGGATTAGTTACATAGAACCAAATAATCTCAGCAAATTCTGTATTGACACCAGCAAAGATTTGATCTGATTGTGTTAAATCTAAGTTTTCAAATACAAAGTCATCAACACTACAAGGTAATTTTTTCACGGTACCATCAAAGACAAAGAAAGCATTCTGACCCATCCAGTAAGCCACATCTCTGACAACAACAGCGGAGTGTTGTCCCAATAATCCACAGTTACGACCTAATTGATTTAATCCAAATGTAAAGGGTGGACCAATAAATTGTAAGCCATGTAGTGATGTATCTGTCCACACTAATATTTGACCACGAGCTTTATCTGCTCCAACAATACTAGAACCATCTTGTATACGAAGTGATCCTGCAGTGTTTTCTGCAGCAGGTTGATATGTATTAATATCTTCTTGTGATGAGAAACGTAAGAGTAAAGGATCTTGTGAAGAACCTGTACCGACAGTTTTTTCTGTACCAAATAAAATTAAATGTCTATCAGGTGTAGAGACTAAAGAAAACTTTGAAGTTGTTGGTGCGTTTGTAACTAAACTTGCTTTACCTGTTAAGCCATCAGAAGTTGGAGACCATTGAAACGTTGACCCATTTAGTGCGGTTGCAATTAATAACTCACCGAAATTATCCAAAGACCAGTCTCTTCCGTCTAATGTTACGGATGATGTTGTACGAGCCGTACCCCATGTCTCTGTATTCCAGGTTGATGTACCCCAACCATAACCAAAGGTGGAGAAGGCGGGTGCAATAGCAATATCAAAAACAGCAGTTGCAGTTCCTGTTGTAGCAGTTCCTGTAGATTCTGTTGCATCTTGTTGAATAACAAAAGCATTAGTGCTTGTTACTGATTTAACTTCAAAACTTCGATCAAATTGTTCTGCTGTAAAACTTGTGCCTGATAATCCTGTGGTGCCAGAGAAAGTAACAATATCTCCTACATTGGCTCCATGACTTGTAATATTAACAGTCACATTGGCTGAACCATTTGTTGTTGTAAAAATATTGGATACAGAAGAATTAGTTTGTCTTGCAGGTGTGATGTCATACAAAATACCATTAGCATAAATGTATAATTTTTTATCTGTGCCGAGGGCCGCTAATCGTGTGCCATCAAGCGCAACCCAATGGTGAGCATCACGAGCCACACCGATTAATCTATTGTCTGTGGTCTTTTGCCAACCACCTATTTTTTCAGGAAGTCCATAACGAAAACGAATGTTGTCAGAGTCTACATAACTACCAGCAGCACCTAAATCACTGGTCTGTTTCTGTATCCCCGGTTTGAGTTGTATTTTTGTTAATGTCATCTGCTAAACTAAACATGGATCCGACATGACCATTAAAATGCATACTACCATGATGCTGTAATGGCGAAGCGACATCCGCCCATATCTTACCACCGATCTTGGACCATAGTCTAGAAAAATAATAGTCCTCGCTCAGGTATCTTTCACTCTCATCCCAAGGTAATTTTCCAACACCAAAGAGGTCATAACAGTTATCAGAACGCCAGCTTTTACCATTGATAATCTGATCAGATATATATTTACGTTCAGGATAAGCTTTCTTCATCTTTTTAAAGACATCTCTTTTAATCAACATCATACCTGTTGCTGCTTCCATGACTTCACAAAACCCACCTTGTAATTTAATACTTTGTGGATTTTCAAAGTTTAAATTGTATCCTAAAGCTTTGTATTGCAATTGTTCTTCTGGAAGATCAGGATTTTTTATCAGTGCATCTTTGACTTGATTCCAATGAATACACTTACGAGGGTAAATACCACAAGCAATATCTTTATCTGCACGAATTAATCGTTCAATATTCATCGGTTGAAAACCAATGTCAGCATCAATAAATAATAAATGAGAACCTATAAAGTTTTGATCATCTAAAAACATAGATGCAATCGTATTTCTTGCACGAGTAATTAATGATTCATTACCCATTGTTTGTAGTTTCATACCAACACCAGACTTTGCAGTCCAGGTTTGTAGTCCTAATACACCATGTAGTGTATTTTCACTGAGCATTCCACCATACATAGGCATACCTAAATATAGTTTTATATTATGATCCTTGAGATCGCCTTCTATCATATTTTACTCCAAGTTTCAGGGCTAGGAAGGCAGTGTTCTGACTTCACTCCCGGTTTCATTGTTAATAACACATCAGCAGAAATACTAATGCGTGGTTTTTCTTTTGTATTTTCTTCAGTGTAGTGAAGTAAATTACTAGGAAAGATAATTAAGCCTCCTGTTTCAGAAGGATATTTTACAGAAGAAAAATTAATATCACTCCATTTTGTAAAATAATTTTTATTAGCAGGAATATACATTCCTGTTTTTTGCCACATATCTTCTTCAAAAGTAATGTTGCCTTGTTCTTCGGCTTCTACATAATACACCAAACTATAATGACTAGCGGTATGCTTATGGCTAGAAATGTGTTGTCCTTTGGTAGAAAAAGTAGCCCAAGCTTTTGTAATATGAATATCAAAGACACTAAGATCATAATGATGCTCAGTTAAAAACAGAATCATTTTCTTTTTTATTTGAGCAAACAATTTTTCAAATCTTTTATTCGTATTAAGATTATCTGTAATTTCCTGTAAGGGTGTATCAGATTTTATGTCTGTTGTTTTTGCAAATTGTGAGTTAGTAGGTTTTATGTCTTTATTAACAAGTTCTTTTATATCTTTGTTAATTGATTCATAATCGTCAATCTTAGTTATAAATATAGGGTTGCCAAACCATTTATTAATTTCATATTTCATAATCTTCCTTTCTTAGTTAATTCGTAAAAATCTGTATTTAATTTCTCCTGCGCCTCCAACACCGCCTTGACCAAATCCCGGACCACTTGAGGCACCTCCACCTCCTGCCCCCGAACCTTGTGTACCATTGTTAGGCGAAGTTGTAACAGTGCCTGCGCCTCCTGAAATATTTCCTGCATAAGAAGCTCCACCATTACCACCTGCTATGGTACAATCATCTCCACTACAATTTGAACCTGTTACACCAGCGACTCCACTACCTGATTGATTAAAAGTACCCACTGGTCCGTTGTCCAAGGTTGTTGCTGAAGCAAACGTGACTGATGTGCCATCAGATTCTCGAAAACTTCCTGATGTAATCGCAGAATCTATGTGTGAGACAGATCCTCCTGAGGATGGGTTATTAGTACGTAAAGGTCCTTGAACACCACCATTTAAACCAGAGCCACCTGTACCACCTGTTAAGGTAAAAATGTTTCCCGTTGTACCACCTGTTAAAACAGTATTACCACCGTTACCAGCAGTCTGATTATAAGAATTAGGTCCTGTAGAAGCAGCACCTGCTGTTCCTATTGTCAACGTCAAAGTTTCTCCTTCACTAACTGTAAATACTTTATCAGAAACATAAGCTCCAGAGCCACCACCTGTTCCACCTGACTCACCACCTGCTTTATCATAGTCAGCACCTGATACACCTCCAGAGCCACCACCAACTGCAGCTTGAACGTGAATAGCGTTTGCTCCATCGGGAACAGTTACTGTAGTGTTAGATGTTTGTGTGGTAAAACCTGTAGCTACAAAGGCAGTGTAGAAATTTTTCCATACACCACTTTCTTTAATATAGCCTTCTTGAATTTCTTTCCATGCACTTGATGATTTAAAAAAAGCTTGGTTGACTTGTTTCCAAGCACTACTGACTTTAATGTACCAGTTGGCCATTATGCGTCATGAATGAGATAGAAATCACCATCAGCACCTGCTGAATTATCGGGAGTTGCTGTACTAGTTGTAGTGATAAGATTTCTAGCTGTGATATTACCAATGTTGGTAGCTGCTACAGTTGTAGAAACTGTCAAAGCTCCAGTTACAGTCGCACCTGCAGATGTTGTTTCAAATTTTTTTGTATTGTCATAGAAAATATCAACACCATTATTTACATCCATTGTTAAAAATGTTTCTGTGCCTGTATCTGATCGAACAGTAATATTGTCACCTTGAACAAATAATTCACCTGTATTATTTTCAATGTAACTGTCAGTTGCGTTATGATAAATTTGTAAGTCTGGTCCTGCTCCTACATTAATAAATTTACTATCTGCTACAGATATGTTGTCATTGAAGGTAGCTACACCTGTAAATGTTGCAAGCTTCGTAGAGATACTTCCCATGGAACTAAAGACATTGACAACATTAAAATCAGAAGATCCATCACAATAAACTTGTGCGTGTCCTCCTTGTGTAATTGCAACACCATTAGCTGTGTGCCCTGTGGCTGCTACGGTTACACTAAAGCTGCCCGCAGTATTATTAAAAAATACATAATTGTTTTCTTTAGCAGGAATAAAGACAGTAATATTACCAGTCAACGTTCCTGTTAATTCAATAACTTTATTAGAAGATTCAGCGGTTGCAGAAGCGTTGGCCGTGGTCAGTGTAACGTCAGCACTACCTGCTACAGATTTGGATAGATATCCTGCTGCAAAAGCATCAAGGACATCAAGATTATTATTCGTTTTATCACCCCAAGTACCAGCGTTTTCACCAGTTCCTTGTAGTTCTAATTTAAGTCTATCTGAATAGGTTGAAGTCATATTGTATTTTTACCACCAACAAAACGTAAAGTCTACTTTTTATAGTAAGCTGGTAAGCCTAACATAGGTCGACCATCAAAAGCATTTTGCTGACCAAACTCACCATTTTTATTATTATAATGTAAAAATACTTGACCACAATCATAACCTTCAAAAGGCTCTCTCCAATGCTCTAATAAAGTACCTCGATAAACTAATAGATCACCTGGTTCTAAATCAACTTGAATACCTTTCTTACCTTCATCACCTGAAGGTTCTAAAAAGATTGGCCACTTATCACCACCAAGATTTAATGTGCATGATATTTCACAAGACGGTCTATCTTTGTGTCGGTGTAATGTGTCTCCATATTTGTATATACGAGCATAAGAGTATGTAGGAATTAATTCTAATTCTGTTACTTGTTGCATGATTGGAAGCACACGAATCATTAATGTTTCCATTGCAAGGTCTGCATAATGAGAATACGTATCGGGAATTTGTGTGTCTTCCCATGTACCCCATGTTTGATCAAACGGAGATATATATCTTGTGTCCTTTAAATGTGATGCAACTGCTCTTTTGTTTTGAAAGTATGCGTACGTAAAACTTGCAACTTCTGGTTGCACTGCACCTTTAATTACAACATAATTATTTTGTTGAAAAAAATTACCTTTTTCTTCTTGTTTCTTTTTTGCCATTTCTACTCCTATTTAAACGGAAATCCTAAATTCCAAATTACTAATGAATACCGTGTACCTTTTGTAACAGGGGCTACACGATGCCAAACAAATGAAGGAAATACTATTACTGATCCTTTGACTCTCGCTTCTTTTGAAGTTTGAATAATAGAGGTATCTTCATTTTTATTTCTTAAATTAAACTCTAAATCTCCACCTTCATACTCACTACCGTCTGCTAAAGACACGGTGACAGAAAGTTTTCTAATAAGACCGTCAGTAAAGTCTCTTGGTTTATTGTATGGTTTATTCCAAGAATCTTGATGCCAATCATAATGTTGTGACTCACGATATTTTGTAAATTGACAAGACTCAGAATGATGCCAATCAAAATTCCAACCTGCTTCTTTATTTGCTTGATGTATATAAGGTTGAACCTCACGATAAATCCATTGATCATTCATCCACGCAATTGATGAATTTCTTGTCTTATAAAGTTTAGAGACATCTTTTTGATCGGTAGGAACTTTACCATCATAGTCTCCCGTTAATGCGGTTTGTTCTGATTGTTGTTCTCCATAAGCAATGATGTCATCGCAAATACGAGGAGGAATAGCTCCTTGAAAAACATACCAATGATTTTGTAAATTCATTCTAACTCCTTCTGTATATTATAATATATTAGGATTGTTAAAAATCAACTATTGAAACTTGTATCTTATAACTACAACACCTGAACCGCCTGCAGCACCTGTTATACCTCCACTACTGTCAGAGCCGCCACCTCCGCCGCCACCAGTGTTGGCTGTACCTGCACTTGCAGCAGCACCAATATCACCACCATCACCTCCACCTTGAGATCCTGCGCCACCTGGATTATCATTTCCTTGGCCACCTCCGCCGCCACCAGCACGGCCAACAGGAGAACCTGTAATTGTTGAGGTTGTTCCACCACCACCTGGGCCTGCAGTTGGAGAACTAGCTCCAGCACTACCTGCTGCAGCATGACCTCCGCCACCAGCACCTCCTCTAGTTCCTTGTCCTGAAACACTGCCTCCATTATTTCCTTGAGGGGGACTTACAGAAGGAGTATTACCTGAACCACCTGCAGCGCCACCAAAAGCAGGAGCGTCTGTTCCACCTCCGCCTCCGCCAGAACCACCATCAGCACCAACCCCATTATATGAACCTGTGCCTTTTCCACCACCTCCGCCACCTGCAGAAGTAACAGAAGAAAAAACTGAATTTGATCCAGGATTACCTTGAGTTGAAGCAGACGATTGTGCTCCGCCTCCTCCACCAATAGTAATTGGATATGCTTGTGCGGATACAGATAATCCTCCTGTAGCGGGATTAGGGTAAGATTCACGGTAACCACCGGCTCCGCCTCCACCTCCACCACCTCCTGCAGCAGCGTTCATTCCTGCACCACCACTCGCTCCACCAGCAACAACCAAATAGTCAACAGTGTTTGAACCTCCTGGACTACCTGCGTCTGTAACAGTGAAAGTTCCAGTAGACGTAAAGGTATGAATTTTAAAATTACCTGATGTAGTTACGGTACCACCTGTTGCTGCAAGAAAAGTTGGTGCTCCTAAATCACTTACATTACTCTCGTTTGTGTATAACCAACCTTTTGTCGAGTCAGCAAAAACTAAAACAACAGAGGCTCTGTTTGTTTCTATTGAACTGTCATCAGCACTTCCTTGAATATTAGAACTATTTCTAGCTATGGTGAGGTTGTTTGATGCAAATGTGCCTGCATAATCTTTTATGGCAACAATAGCTCCCGCACTTGGAGAGGCGGGTAATGTGACTGTTATTGCTCCAGAGGTTGTATTGACAAAATATCCTTCTCCTGAAACTGCTGTAAAGTCAGATGTTTTAATTGCACTCTGCCAATTCACAGCTCCATTATAAGTTGCTCCAAAACCTGTTGAGGTTGCCCCAGAACCTAGAGCGATTGTGTCTCCATTCTCACCTAGAGTTAATGTGGTTGCTGTCTTGGGTTTAAGCGTATCAACGCTTATCGCACTATTGGGTCCATCGAGTTCTAAATCTGCCATAACGATAAGATACTATAATAATTGGAATTGAAAAGAAAGATTTACTATGGGTTCATCATTCTTATTTGGTGTTAAATAATGATTGAGTTCAGAGTTAAATAGAACAAATCTATTGTGAAATAGAGGAATCCTATATCTAGCATGTTTTTCTCTACCTTTGTTATATTCAAATATTAAATCTGAGGGAATTTCATTATCTGATAATGTGTATATGCAAGATATATCAGACGAGTTCCATAGATCAAATTCATCAATGTGATGATGAGTATTTATAGTATGTCCTTTGTTTTGTACCATAGCTGCTCTTTGTTTTATTACAGGTGTTTTCATATACTCACCTCGATAATGATCACGAATATAATCTATAATCCATGTAAGATGTTGATCATCGTCAACATGTACATAGTCTTTATGATAATTAAAAACATCATCACTTTGAAATTTATTGTCAGAATAATTTTGTAGAATATTTGTTTGAATACGATCGAGATTTAATTTGTCTTTGAGGATAGATGGTATTTCATCAAATATAATAAATTGTTCTGTAAGAGTAATCTTACTTTGCATTTATATTATAGAGATACCCAATTAGATGCAGAGGCATCCCAACGAAAGTTTCCTGCAGGATCTTCTTGATCAGTTGCAATCCAACGAGTGTTACTCTCATCCCAAGAAATTCTGTAAGCTTTAGCAGGATCACCATATTCAGTTACAGAAGGATAAGTAACAGGTGCATCCCATGTGCAAGAAGTTTCATTTAATACCCATGAGTTATAAGGTTTAGGTGCATAGAACGCATCACGATCCTCATCATAAGTAAATCCTATACTTGCATAATTTTTTCTAAAAGCTTTTGATTGATCAGAAGATTCTGAACCATCTGCTTGATAGTGTTTACCACCACGTGTGTTGTAGGAAGTTTTCTTCCAAAGTGGCCAACCGTGAATGTTTTCTAAAAACTGTACTCCAACAGCTTCGTCTTCATTACCATTAGAATCTTGACAATCAGCGTCAGCTACAACTTCTACTCCGATAACTTTGGAGTTAATACCTAATTTTGCATAATGTGCCATGTTATTTACCTGCTCTTAATTTAATCTGTTTTATTAATTTTTCAATCATTGGTTTTATGAAATTAAATCCCATTGTTGGTCTGTTTCATTCCAATCATATGTTTGTCCATCATCGGGATAAGCAACAGGTGCTTCCCAAAGACAAGTATCTTCATCTAATGTCCAACTGTTAAAAGGTTTAGGTGGAATGAATGCATCTCTAGTTTGATCGTATTTATATCCAATACCAGCAAAGTTTTTTCTAATATTTCCATTGTAAGATGTTTGTTTCCAAACATCTCTTGTTCCATATAAATTATTTAAAAAATCTACACCAGCTTGTTCGGTTGTAGCAATATCATTAGACACTACTTCAACTCTTTCAATTATGTTTCCTGTTCCTAATTTTGCAAAATGTGCCATTATGCTGTGTAACTCCCACTTGCGTTAAATGTTAATATTGTATCTGAACCGCTTGTTGTAACCGAAGGTGAACCAGTTGTTGTGCCTGTATACTTAGCAGTTGCCATACGAAGTATAACAATTCCAGAACCACCAGAACCAGCAGTATTTTGATAGTTTGCTGCACCACCGCCACTACCTGTGTTTGCTGTTGCAGAAGTACCATTAGAACTCACACTTCCAGCACCGCCTCCGCCTGTGCCTCCAGAACCAGCAGTACCACTACTATTTGTACCACCTCCTCCGCCTCCACCAGCTCGTGTAACTGAAGAGCCTGTGATTGTTGAAGCAACACCATTACCACCATTTCCAGCAACAGTTGTGGTAGCATTTCCACCGACAGCAGAAGCACCTCCACCTCCACCACCTTTTCTATTTGGATAACCTCCACCTTGTCCAGTACCACCATTAAAACCTTGATTTGCTGTTCCAGAACCTCCAGATCGTGTTCCACCATTTGATGTCATTCCAGCTCCACCACCAGAACCTCCATCTGCACCGACATTAATAACAACATGGTTAGCACCACCATTAGAACCACCGCCACCTCCACCAATAGATGTAATTGTTGTTAAACCAGAACCAGAAATTGATGAATTAGAACCATTATTACCTTTAGCTGTGTCACTAGAGGTTCCAGCACCACCGCCACCAACTGTGACTGTGTATTGAGTTCCAGGTGTAACCTGTAATGCAGACTCCGAAGAACCTCCACCACCAGATGATTCAGAGTTGTATGATGCTCGATAACCTCCAGCACCTCCGCCTCCACCACTATCTACTCCACCAGCAGCTCCACCAGCAATAACTAAAAAATCAACACTATAGGTAGGAGATACAGGATTGTCCTCTGAAACTTCGTCTGATGTTGGAATCCAACCTTTGGTTGCACCAGAGTAAACTACTCTTAATCCTTGACCACTTGTATCGTATTCAACATTGTATGTATCATCTTCACCTTGATAGTTTAATCCGTTACTATCTATTATAATTTTGTTTGTTCCCCATGTTCTTGCGTAATCTACTAATTCAATCGTGTCACCGACACTTGCAGAAGAAGGGAAAGTTATGGTGCATTGATTAGAGGTTGTATCAATCCAATAGCCCCTACCAGCAACCGCTGTCAATGTTGATCCTGTAACAATAGTTGACTGCCAATCAGTTCCTGTTTCAATACCTGTAAGGTTTGCACCAGATACTGCAGGTAGTGTTGCAGGGAATCGTGCGTCAGGAACCGTTCCTGAAGTTAAGTTATCAGCATTAAGTCCTGTAAGTCCACTTCCGTCAAGTGTTCCTACCACATTAACAGTGTCACCTGATTGTCCTAATGTCAGGGTATCCCCTGAGTAAGATTTTATATTATTTACTTTTATATCACTTGCCATTTTTAATCCTTATTGAAACTTGTACCTTATAATCACGACTCCTGAGCCACCTGCTCCTGAAGTATTTTTATCTCCACCAGAGCCGCCACCTCCACCACCAGTATTAGCTGTACCAGCGCCTGCATTATTACTTGGACTTGCACCAGAGCCGCCGCCTCCAGGGCCACCAGCGCCTGCAGTGGTAGGAGAACCCGAAGAGTACGCACCGCCACCACCACCACCAGCTCTTGTGACAGAAGAACCTGTAATTGAAGAGGCTGTTCCATTTCCACCAGGTGCACCACCATACGAAGCACTATCGCCTGTGTCAGAACCTGCTGAAGAGGCTCCTCCACCGCCACCTCCACCACCAGAATTAGGTGTTGGGCTTTGAATACCACCAGGATTACCTTGAGGGGGGCTAACGGAAGGAGAATTACCTGCGCCCGCTGTAGTGGTTTGATGGTTTGTAACTCCACCACCTGAACCACCAGGAGAACCAGGAGAACCAAAAGAACCTGTATCAGTTCCTCCGTGCCCACCGCCAGTGGATGTAATAGATGAAAAAATTGAATTATTACCAGGATTACCAGTGTTATTCTGACCTGATGTAGCAGCTCCACCTGCTCCAATCGTAATTGGATAACCTTGAGCAGAAACTGATAAACCTCCTGTGGCAGGATTAGGAAAAGATTCTCTATACCCACCTGCTCCAGCTCCACCTGCTCCATAGGTTAAATTATTGCCAGCGCCAGCTCCACCTGATCCTCCACTAGCAACTACGAGATAGTCGACAGTGTTAGATCCTGCTGCGGAACCTGCGTCTGTAACAGTAAAAGTTCCTGATGAAGTAAATGTATGAATTTTAAAATCACCGGAGGTTGTTATTGTTCCTCCAGTAGCAGCTACAAATGATGGAGCTAAATCACTTACATTACTTTCGTTTGTGTAAAGCCAACCTTTGGTTGCATCCACGTAAACTAAAACAACAGATGCTCTATTTATTTGTATTAAGCTGTCATTTGCGACACCTTGAATGTTTGATCCATTTCTTGCAATCGTTAAATTATTAGTTGCAAAGGTTGCTGCATAATCTTTAAAAGCAACTTGATCACCTGCACTAGGTGAAGCTGGTAATGTCGCTGTTATGGCACCTGATGTCGTATTAACAAAATAACCCTCACCTGCAGCCGCAGTAAAGTTAGCTGCTTTAATTGATGATTGCCAATCGATTCCTACAGGTATTGTCCCTGAAGAACCTAAAGAAATTGCAGTTCCATTAATTGTAATAGCTGAATTATCTAAAGAAGAATTAGGAATAGATCCTGCTGTATAAACAACAGTGTCTCCTGATCCTCCAAGGGTTAATGTTCCGTTTCTACTTTCAACGGCATCTACTTTAATCTTTGACATTTATAATATCACCAATGTTCCTGTAACTGTTTGTGTTCCTGTAACTGTAACAGGACCTGCTAAAACTCCAGAGTCAAGAGTCTGATCATCACTAAGTGTTGAGTTATGTGTCGTCACATATGTTGTAGCATCCATACTTGAAGAGGGTGCTTTTGATGCAGGATAAGTACAGATAACTGTCTTCTCTCCCGCAGAAAAATCTACTAAACTGTCTGAATTAGATGATGAGATAACGGTTGTTCTTGATAATGTATCAGGACTTGCGTCAGTAACAGTGCCTCTACCTACTTCAAATTCAGTACCAGCAAATATTGAATAAAATGTTTCTTTACCATTACCTACTCCTACAACAAAGGTTTCAAAACCTTCAACAGCACCTGCTAAATTAACAGTGCCTGTTCCTGTAGTGGTTGTAGTTTCTTTAACACGATCGTTTAAAATCAATTGAGCCATGTATTAATTTATAGCACTAAGCTACCTCTCTGTCATCAACTTCTGTCCATACATTATTAGCAGAATCATCAACTTCTGTCCACGTATTAGTATTACTGTCGTCTACAGGAGTCCATGCATTATTGACTCCTGGTATCACAGGAGACCATGCGATAACACCAACACCTGTTTGACCAACGGATAATTCAACACCTGTTGGAGTGACTAAAGCGGAAGCTGTTGTGGTGACACTGCCTTGAGCAGAAGTAATCGCCTGTCCTGTAACAGAGACAACGGCTCCTGCTTGACCTTCAGCCTGACCTTGAACAACGGTGAGTGCTATTCCTGTAGGTGTAACTAAAGCCGAACCAGTGACATTTTCATCACCGATTGCTGTAGTTAAACTTTGTCCTGTAACATCGACATCAACATTA